AGCACCACCATTAGCAGCAGTGCCACCGGTAGGTGGTGTTCCTTCTGTCATTGTTTTCGTATCTCCTTCGTTCATGCCTTTCGGCATTTCTTTATTCATCATCCCTTTCATCATGGATTTCATGTCATCGTCCATCATGTCGGGGTGTGATTGCATATCTGCAAGAACTTCTTTCATGTGTTCTTTTGAAAATTTGGCATCTGCCATTTCAGATTCTCCTTCATTGAAAGTACAGACACGACATGCGCCCTTGCGTACCGTGGCTGCACCCATGAACGTAATTCCGGCTGGTTTCGAGCCTTCGCGGATTTCTTCAAAAAAGAACTCTGGTGAAATGTCAGTGATCTGCTTGCGCTTTATCAGCGTGGCAATATCTTTACCTAATGCCGTGGGGTATATCCTGACATCGCCTTTCCATGTCGCCGGGTTCAGGGATAATGTGGCTTTCTCGATAATTCCAATTTCGTTCGTAAGCGGGAGTTCACCATAAATATCATGCTGTGCCTTGAACGATGTTTTCTTAAATGACATCCTTGCGATCTCATCAGCAGAATATGTCAGCGGTTTCTTGTTAAGTGAATCCGTCCATGTTCCTTCTGCCATCAGGGTAACGCCATGAAAGATGGTATCTCCTGTGCGCGGGCATTCCGTGAAGTTTACCATATCCTGTGGGAACGCCATAAATGCAGACATCTTGGATTTGTCCTTATGTCCTTCCGAATCAGCCTGCATCTTCCCGCATATCTTTTTGGCTTCTTCCTCTGTGTGCCCCTCTTTCATCATATGTGTTTGACAAGATGCAAAGTCTGGAAATTCACCTATGGGCATATACTCATAATTATGATACTATGGTTATCATAAGAGTTCCCTATTGCCGATAACTATTTATGCGCCAATAGCATTAGTAGCACTATGAAGCGTGGCGTAATCGAAATATCTCAAGAGTTGTTGAAAGAGCTACTAAAAGAGCGAATACCGCCAGACTTTAAATTGTCTGGTGTTGAGTTCGTGACAGAGTATAATGTCATCAAATTGCATGGATACTCTGAGGAATTTCATGAAACATTTGAAGGAAACATGCACATGAATGAAGCTAATGATGGATGGATACCGTTGCCTTTAAAAGAACTGAAAGTAGGAGAGTATACTTTTAAAGACTTGGGTTCAAAAGCAACCGCAAAAGTTGAGGATGATTATGCGCCCGCACCTTGTAAAAAATATAAAGGATATGGAACTGTAAGGAATCTCGATGGAATAAAGAAACCTTGGTGGAAGTTCTGGTGATAAAATGAAATGCCAATATCTTTTGACCATACCGCCGTATTCTGTCACATCATTGATAGTAAAAGATAGTTTCTCAGATACTGTTGCTGCAATTCCTACCAGTTGGGATATAAAAATATGTTCTGCAAAGTCTGCTGAAAACTGCCCGAAGAAGAAACAACCCTGCCAGATAAATGCCCGTTGTTGGAGACTCGGATAATTATGGTTTTAGTAAAACATTATACCAATTATCAGACCGGCGAATTCAAAATGATGGAAAAGGGGGCACATTTTGCTTTGCACCGTAGATTAAGACTTGATGGCAAATGCAAAATACCAGTTAGAGACCTACAAAGAATATCAAATAATAGACATTTTAAAGATGACGATAAACACATACTATTCTATGAAACTATAATGCCAAATGTAATATTTCATGAACAAGTAACTTATGATACGAATACTGGTACATTCTATTATATTGCACGATTTCGAGCAAATAATAAACGGAGATTGTTATATATAGATATCTAAATGGAGGTTGGGTTGAACAATAAAGAAGCCATCACTCTATATGATGCGGGGGAGATTACTACTGACCAGCTTGATACGATACTTGGACAGAACCTTGCTTTGTCCTTAGAGGGTACTGGATTAGAATTGCATTTCAGTGATAGAAAGAATCCATTATATGAAGGCAATAACAAGAAACGAGAACAGATAGCATATTCGTGGATACGCCATAAAAAGGGCATCTTTTTTCAAAAGGTGATTAAACCACTCGTTCGGATGAATACATTTTTAGCTAATTATATCGAAACAGAGTTCACACATTGTCGCCCATATAAAACAGACTTCATGCATAAGATCCGAGACATTATATTTGGTCTTGCGAAAGAAGATAAATATTATGGAAATCGCTTATTGGACTTTGCAGATAAGTTTGTAAAAGAATTTCCAGACGGGGTTGAACTTACCGAATCTGAAAAGAATAACATCGAAACATATCATTAACTATTTTTCTTTTTCTGATTTCTGTATAAACCTGCGCACTGTAGCCTGATGTACAGACAAAGCAACAGCCATTTGATTATTGAACATTTTCTCTTTGTTTTCAAGGATATATTGTTTATCCTTTTCTGATAATCCCTTCCCCTTCATGCTATCGGCTGCTGAACTCCCGGCGGTTCTTTCGCTGGCGGTTCCTGTCCCTTTTGTCCTGGCACTTCTTTAGGTGCTGTAGTCGCTGGTTCATTGGTTAAATCCCCGGTATCTATGTTAAACTTCTGCTGTATCCATTCTTTCGGAAGAACAGAGAACGGATCAGCAGGAGTAGCTTTCATGAGATTGGATATCCAACCTGATATTTCAACTTCATCACTTGGATCAGGATCATTAAAGACCATTCGGATTTTGCCGGGTGTGCCTGAACGTCTATCAAAGACATTCGTATTATAACACTGCGCTATAAATCCCTGGAAGGTCTGAATTTTCTTATAGAATGCCTTGATTCGGGATACTGCGGTGTTGTCGGTTGAGCCGCGCCTCAAACCCAATAATTCTTCGGGAATACCGATAGACGCTGCCACTCTCATGACGCTGATTTCGTTGTATTCTTCAACCTTCTCAAGTCCGCCTTCATCAATGTTAAGAATTTCGATATCGTGCGGGGTCACGAACTCGTTTTTAGTTTCCACGTTCTCGAACTTCTTCATGACCGCCGAAAGAACACTATCCTCTATGCGTTCCCCTTCTTTCCCAACCTTAACGTGATATTTCTTGAATCCGTGCCGATACATGGCTGTGCTGGATGCATCAGATACTTTCGTATCCCTGATGATGTCATCATAAGCACGCTTCATGATTGATAGCCCATACAGTGAGCCGGACTGAGGTAGCAGGACTAAATGCGTGATCTGTTCAGGTTTTATCTTGATTCCCTGTCCGGTATTTTCGTCCTGTACCTGGATGTAATTTTTGAGGGTGCCTTTATCATCATATTCAATATCAAAATCACCTGGGTATCTGGGTGCAAGAGTAATAATATCCCCTCCGTTGCCCCTTGTACCGACATTCTCCTGGAATGCATCGCCGTAATTAATAGCATCGCTGGCAGCCTGCCATATTAATTTATCGCCACCGATTGAATCCCACCAGACCCGTTCCTGCCCGTCTATATCGCCTTCCAGACGGTAGCCGTTAGCAAGGATTATCAATGGATATAGATCAAGGCCAGTAGAAACAAGGCCACCCTGTTCATACATATTCTTGTATTTCTTCAGGGTTTCACGGTTACGTTTCTGTTCGTTATCGCCTAAAAGAGCCTTCTGTTTTCCGCCAGCTTCGATCATTGTTTTAGGTTTCGCTTGCGGTTGGTTCGGTGATGGCGCAAGTTCAGCGATAGAAGATGATGTTTCCCCAAGTTCTTCTAATGTCTTTGACCTGCTGCCAGCAATAATCATAATCACTATGAGAATAGTGATGTTAATATTTTAATCTATCGCATAACTTGAACCTGAAAAGTCATGAAACCCAACACTACAGTGTGAACCAAAGGATAAATGAAACCCCTTATTGCACTTGTGATATCACCATCTTCTTTTTTTCGCAATTATATTCAGGAATCGTTCAGGATCAGACAGCCCACCCGATAACAGATTAAAGCCTTGGCTTGCGGAATCGACAATATCATCGTGTCGCCCCATCGGGAAAAGGTCAAACTCGTTCAATAAATCCGACATACAGGACACGCCCGAATATATTTTGACGTTGTGATTGCTGGCGGCTGCACTGAACGGTTGCGCCCTTGTGACCTTATCTCCAGATGATCGCACACCATAGAACGCAAAGCCTTTCAGGACATCACGAGCATAATGGTCAATTACTCCAACTCCTGACGACCCGGGTTCACGTTCCATATATA